CACAGGGTCAAGCGTAAACGTGAACGCGGGCGCCGCGGCACTACCACGGTTGGCCAAGTACTGACCGATGTTGGTCTGAAGCAGTGGGTACAGGTTGGTGCCGTCACTGAGTACAATCACCTGCGTAGACGTGGGCAAAGAGAAGGGAGGCTGTGCGCTACCCTGCACTTGGAAAGTGACGTTGTAGCCGCTCTGGTTGGTGTCGTTGAGCAGGTAGTACACCTGAGTCACGGCAGGCAACTGAACCAACAAGCTGGTTGTGCGAGAGCCACTGAGCGCCGTGTAGCGCTGAATAATTGGCGTGTTGGTGATCAGGCTCAGTGTGGCGCCAGCCACCACGTCCACGTCGTACGTGGCAGACGAGAACGTCAGGCTGTTAGGGCGCGAACGACCGACTGTAAAGAAGTCTTGCTTGGCGGGGTCTTGGTTTACGCAGATAAAGCAAGAGTCACCAAGTGGCAAAGCCAAACTGGACAGCCCGTCAATTGTAGAACCCACAGACGCGGTGTTGATTGTCAGCGTGCCAGTGCCGTTGTTACGCACCAGAATGTACCAGCCTTCAGACAACGAAGCCACAGCGGGCAGTGTTGTAGAGCCCGCACCGCCGGTCCACACAAAACACTGCGAACGAGACGCGTCAGTGATCGTGATAGACGAGGAGTACTCGTTGGTGACAATCGTGCTCTCTAGCTTGCCTAGGATGGCCGATGTGCTGTTTCCTGCCAGTGTGGCGGCGTCTGCAAAGGACGTACCAACACCGAACGCCACGGTCTGCCATACACCCACCGCGGTGGTGTTGTCTGTCAGGTACGTGTAGTACGCTTGACCCACGGGCACTGTGAACGAGCCAGTGCCGTCAGAGCGCGACACCGTGAACGGGTTAGCGCCTTGGTTGCGGAACAGAATGTCCTGACCAACAGAGGTCTGCTGTGCGTTTGGCAACAGGATGATGCCGCCGGCAGAGGACACAACGTCCATGATGCGGGCCGCAACCTGCTGACCCGCTGTGCTGACGTACTGGGGCCAGTACAGTTGTACCGTTCCCGATAGCGCAAGAGACACATAACTTACGTCTGTTGGCTGGATTACGTTCCCGGTAAACGGGGAGGTATATGTTGGCATTTAAGGTTCCTGTCTTACTGCGTTGCGGTCTAGCATGCGTCGTTGGTCTTCGCCTTTAAGCGCGCCAATAGCCTCGTCGTAGTAGCCCTTCCACATCGCAAGCTTGTCTGTGTTTTTAATGAATCCCTGTGCCTGAAGCAAGGTGCCGTACAGCAAAGCCTGTGGGGCCTCACGTGTTAAGAGGTTTTCTTGATTCGTGACATCAAGCGGCTGAATGCGGCTGTAATAGATAATTTGCAACGAGTAATCGTCGTCCGGAATTGGAGCAAGAGCCCAGTGATCATAGTCATAATCTCCGTAGTATAGAGGCTGTCCGTTGTCGGACTCTGTCTGAAACTGTGTCACGTAGTCCATGGACCTGTTAAGAACAGGCTGTCCATTGATCTTCATGCTAACTGTTTTGCGCCAACGGGCCGGCTTTTCAATCACCGGGTCGTTGACAACAAGCGTGGTGTTGACCACGTTTAATTGCATGAGTGTCTTGATCTGGGCGGCAATGCTCTGCTCGGTTAACATGATCAACCGAGGAATTTGCGCAACAAAAGAAACATCGTCACGCTCAGAGTAGGTAATGACATCCTCAACGAGGCTGTCATAGGTCATTGCTTCTGCGGCCATTTTCTACCTTATTCGGTTACAGGGGGTGTCTCTTCAACCACTGGAGTTTCTTCGACAACAGGTGGTGTATAGGTGTCACCAACTTGCATGCCTTCAGTTGCATCCACGCACTGAGCAAGGATGGAAGGGTGAAAACATTCTTCAATTTGAAAACCTGCAACGGGTACAAGAATCTCTGCAACCACACCGTCAATAATTCGTGCTTTCATTTTTACCACTCCACAATTACTAAACCTGAGGCACCGTTAGCATCACCGCCACCTCCACCTCCGGGGAATCCACCAGTTCCAGCGTATCCACCACCGCCACCATTTGAACCAGATTGTCTAAAGCCACCACCGCCGCCTGTACCAATTAAATCAATTGAACCGATTATGTTGCCTGACGTTGGGTTTGTGTTGCTACCAGTCGTAGATGCGGTCGTACCAGCGCCACCACCGCCGCCAGTTCCGAAAAGACCGTTGCCTCCAACATACCCAAAAGCTTGGGTTGAGCTTCCTCCACCCGATGCGCCAGATTGACCTGATTCACTACCCGCGGCACCTCTTCCACCGTTCCCCCAAAGGTTACCTACACCACCACCACCTTGGCCGCTATTTCCTAATCCCCCGGATGTATTGACATCTCCACCAGAGCCTGCGCCAACAGTGCCTCCTGTACCACCACCTCCAGTTGCAGACACGTAAGACCCAAATGAAGACGTGCCACCAGTAGCTGAAACAGAGGTGCCACCCGTACCAACGGTTACAGCAATTGACGCCGCGCCTGCCGATGCAAGGTTGTAAATGGTTTCTATAGCAAAACCACCACCCGATCCTCCACTATATCCACCAGCACCAAACACGCGAACACGCACGTTGTTGACACCGGGAGGGATAACCCAAACACCAGACACGCCAAAAACTTGGACGCCCCCAAAACCGAACGCCCCCGTTCCGGGCAGGTTTACGTTTTGTTGAATTGCGTAAGGCATAATTTAACTTCCTTTTAATACAAGGTTGCGTCCAGCAATAGTTCCTCTTACACCACTAACGGTCAGAGAAGTAAAGTCAAACGCTTGAGATGATGTTGTTGAGGGGTACTGAGAGTTCAGTGTCGCCGCGCCATTTGTTTGAATAACACCCGTACCGCCTGCAGTGCAGTTAGACGCTGATACACCCGCAAGGTAGTATCCGTTTGAGGGAGATGGGTAGAAAGCAAAATTAGACGCTGTTGTTCCAGCAACAATTGAACCTGAGTATGAGCCAGCGGTAACAACCATTTGACCAACCCTGATTACTTGAGTCCCGTCTAGGTAAGCAAAAGCCACGACGTTATCGTACAAACCAATGACACGAACATTCGGGCCATTTGGGGTGAGTTGGTTTACGCCGGGAGGAACCAATGTTGGGTCGGCAATACCAGACAGTGTGTCCAGATTATCATTGGGTTGGTACCTTAGAGCAGGACACCAAGCGTTTGCGCTTCTAGTATTATTTGGATAGTAATAAAACGTAAACAAAGTTCCGTCAGCCAGAACGCCTACACCGCCTGCGTTTACATTATTCTGATACCCAGCAATACTTCTCGCGTAGTAATAACTAGTATTGCCCTGAGTTCTAGCAAAGTATAGGTTGGTATTACTCACGTTGTACTGCAAAAAACCCACCGTTCCATTGGGGGCTATAGCACCAACCTGTCCAGCCGCAGTAGGCGCTCCAGTGGCGTTACCTAGGTACAACGTTGAAGTATTAGTCCAAGAAGTGCCAAGATAGTCCATTGCCATCGTACCAACATACGTGCCGTTTGATCCACTTACTGCGGAGAACAGGAAAGACCCGTTTGGTAAACCGTAAACTTGGTGGTTTTGCAAAGAACCAGAGAGTTGGAAACCACTGTTAGCAATACCAGTCATGGTGGAAGACTCTACTAACCCACCGACACACTGGTTTACACCTGCTTGGTTTCCACCAAAAACAAACCTGCCGTTGTTGGCTGGGAATCCCACAGGGCTTATTGAAAAACCATACTGTAATTGTTGCGTGTTGGATATAGACCAGCCAACGTATGGGGCTGTAATTTCTAACGTATACGTGGTTGTGTAAAGCGCAAACGTTACGCTGGTTGGTGTGTTTGGATAAGCAATAAGCAGTTTGCCGTTTGCTAAAGTACAGCAACGAGTAACACCGTTATTGGTAGATGTGTTGGCGCTACTAGAAGCAACAGTGTATGTTGTCTGTAAAACACCCGCGCTGTTGTAAACCGAAAACTTAACTTCCCCTGTTGTAGGCTTAGAAAAAGCAACAACAAAATCACCATTTTGCATCATGGTCATGTCGAAAGCATTTGCGTTTTCTAAAATCGTTGGGTTTACATACCACGAAGTTGGGCCGTTACTTACAGGTTGATTAACAGTAAGTGTTTGGCTAGTTGCGGCTAAAAAAGACGCCGCATTAGGTGTAGATGCGCTTCGTGCATAACCACTCACACTGGCGGACACATTACCCACGTTTGTTGAAATATTATTGGTGCTTCTTACTTGTGTCAGTGCTTTGTTAAGCTGTGCATAAACCATTGAAAGAGGGGCATTAGTCGTTGTTCCTCCGCTAGGTTGGCTTGCTTGAGTAGAAGTAAATATTGAAAAATAGTTTGATGTTTCAACTACTGTGTTTTGTGTTTCAGAAGGCAAACCACCAATAGCCAGTCCGCGAATATTTCTTTCGGTTATGTATGCAAAATTTGCGCCACTAAACTTATAAACAATTGCCTGTCCTGAATCAATATGACCAGCAACAACAAGAAGATCGCCAGTACTTGTGCAGAATATTGCCTCAGTTCCTGTTATATAACCCGTGTTGTAGTCTTGAGTAGCAACGTTTAATTCGTCAACCCACCCAAAGTGCAACACCGGGGTACTGTCGTTGTAGGCAACAACAAGGTAGTCATTTCTGCTTGTTGTAGCGTTGTTTGAAATAATACACGCGCTGTACGAGTACGACGTGTTGGCCCAGTTTGAAGACATGTTATACGTCGCTTGGAATGTTCCAGCGGCGTTGTAACGACGGGCTGTAATGGTTGTCGTGTTAGTTGCTTGGACAATAAAGAACGTGTTGTCAGACCTAACCGCTGGAATAACAGGAACAGCGTTTCCAACAGGGTTAATTGTTGTGCTAGTTCTTGTCAGAACGTTAGTGCCTGTCGGGCCGTAAATCGCAAAGTACGACAAAGACGCGTTAGATTTATTATTCCACGCAACAATCCAATTTCCGTTGGGCATTGGGCTGGCTCTAAAATAACCACTGCATTGCCAACCAGTATTAGTTAATGACGAAACGGCAGTTCCGGTGTTGCTGTATATTCTAAAATATATGTTTGTGGGGCTGGTTGCTTTATAAAGAAAAACAAAACCCCCACCAGTTAAAGCAACAACGTCAACCGTTCCAAAGGTTGCTTGGTAAGAGGTTGTGACGTATGTCTTTGCAACAATTTCATTATTGTCTTCGTCAATAATCCTGAAGAAAGGAAACGCATCACCCGGCGAAGCGGCAACGATAACAATGTTGCCGTTTGATAGTTTAGCGGCGCAAGAACCATGACCGAATTGGCCACCACCGTCTGGTGTCGCTTGTTTAATAACCCCGTTTTTATTTGGGAAAGCGGAAGCCACGGACGCAACCACAGGGAAAGTTGCTGATGACACAGCGTTCCCGGGGATAACACCAAAGTTGCTGTCCTTTGAATAAACCAAGTCGCCAGAATTAAACCCTAAAGGGCTTGAAACCGTAGCAAAGCTTGGTGTGAGTGCGTTGTTTGATGCGGGAGGAGCATTACGTGACATTTTTAAACCTCATATCCATAAACAGAAACTGAACAATTTGCTGTTGAGCAATTAACAACAACATTCTCTGTTGCTTGTATTACCAAACCGCCGCGTTCAAGCACTTGCCCGGGGGCAAGCACCGTTTGAAATTCAATATACTCGCTTGCGGCTGGTGTACCAGATGACGCCAGTGCGATTGTCACTGCGGCTGATGCCGAGCCAGTGTTCACAACATTGATGTTGAACGTTGCTGTCTTGGTAGACGGAACGGTATAAACCGTTGTGTCTGTATTCGCCGCAGGTGCTGATTGACCTAAGATGCCTGTTGCCATAATCTTTCCTTAAAATTGTCCGCAGAAGTAAACGAACGGCGCGGAAACCGCTGGAGTTTGTGTTGCCCATACGGGCGGGCCTGTCGTACCGTTGGTTTGCAAAACCTGACCAGCTACACCGTAATCACCGTTGAATGCAACAGCACCAACAGGGCTGATTGTCATTGAGTCTGCAGAATTGTCGTTGGTAACCAAACGCAATTCATGCGCTGTCTTTGTACCAATAACAAGATCAGAGTCGGTAGAGTACAAGTACACCGCATTCGGCAGTTGGAATGGGCCAATTCCAGTGTAGTTGGAACTGTTCATGCCGAAGTTACCGTAGTACGTCGTTGCTGTACCTAGGTCATTCGAAACAATGTAATCCGCAGAAGCCGAAATTCCATTACTGGAGTTTTGCAAGATCTTCTGCGCGTAGCTGTTAACAGAAGTGTGATACGAAGCAAAGATGTTTGTATCGGAGTAGCTTAATGTTCCGTAGCTGAACGCGCCAGTTGTCGCTGTGGGTGCAATTGCTTTGTTGGCAACAACAGTAGCACCAGTCACTGACGTAGTCGCTGTAATTGATGTGCCTGCAGTAACTGTCGTTGTTGATGCAACAGTGTTTCCAGAGACCGCCCCTGTGGCTGTAACGTTTGTCGTTTCAAGAGTATTGGTGCTTGAATTGAACGTTAGGTTAGAACTAAACGTTGTTGCACCAATACCGCTTTGGAATGGGATCTGATACTGAGAGCCACCAGCAAGGTTTGACGCGGTGGTCGCCGCGGGAGCAGAAGCCCAAGTAAACAATGTGCCAGACCAACTAAGAACTTTACCAACGTCTGCACCTGTTGGGGCTACTGCAAACGCTGTTGTACCCGCGCCAGTTTGATAAACAATTTGATTTGCGACTCCACCAGCAAGGTTTGTTGACGTGGTTGCCGTAGTGGCTGTAGACGCCGCACCTGCTGTTGTGGCAAAACCCGCTAATGCGGCTGTACCCACAGACAAACTAGCTTGGCTTACAAACTGAGGTGCAGACCCTGTTGATGTCAGTACGTAGTCAGTTGCACCAATTGCAAGCGATGTAGGTGCTGTACCTGTTGAATAAACAATAGAACCGGCCGCACCAATCGACGCATACGCAGGCGCTGTGCCATTTGAATAAACAAGAGAACCTGTACTACCAATAGTCAAGTACGTGGTTGTGCTTGGTGCGCTTTGGTATACAAGCGCGCCCGCAGTGCCGCCGGGCAGGTTACCGGTTGCTGTTGAAGAGTCAGCAAGCGTGCGAATTAAACCGGCGCTGTTTTTGAAATACAGTTTACCGTCGTTGGTGTTGAGCGCCAACTCGCCGGCAATCAAATTGCCTGCGGTGGGCACCGCCGCCGCGGTGGAACTGAAGTACAGTTGAATTGGTGTGAATCCCGCTTGTGCCATATTTATTTCTTCTTATCGGGTGTAGTACGAAACATTAGGACGGAAGTAAATCGGAGACTTATCGCGGTCCTCGTCTTCAGCAGACAGTGTTGCCTCTGCGGCGTCTTGTTTCAACATTTGAATTCGTGCAGGGTCAATACCGGGCAACAACTTGGCCAAACGGTGTGACAACTGACCTTGGATGGCTGGCACCCAACGGTCTGGAATAGCGATCTCGTTTGTCAAGCGGCCCACGTCTTGTGGTTGCAACTCAATGATAAACTGGAACACTTGGAACGCGTTCTGCGGCACTGGCCACACGTTGATCTGTGGCGTGACTTGACGGTCCATCCAGTACTGTAACGCGCGCACACTGGGGAAGTCTTTGTTAGGCAGGCTGAAGTAGTCGTTGCGGTTCATCCGCGCCATGGGGATGTCCTGTTGAACAGTGGCCAGTGACAGTGCACGCACCACAATAGGTGTTGCGCCTGTGTTACGGAAACGCCAGAAGCCCGCGGCAGGGGACCCGTCAATCTGCAGGTAACCCCATTTGTTAGACGCGCTGTTGCTCACGGTGCCAATCGTGGCCCATGTAATGTCGTCGTAGCTGTACTCAACAGTCAGCGTTGTGTTTGGTGTATCGCAGTAGAAGCCAGCGCTCAAGAAACGTGGACTGCCTGTGAAGTACGCCTTGGCAGACGCGCCAGCCGCGATGCTGTACGACAGGTCCAGTGTGGTGGTGTTGAACACCAGTGTGTTGTCAATCGCCGCTGAAGGTGTTGTCAGTGTGCGGTAGTTGGCCTCACGAATGTCCACAGTGCCAACAGGCAGTGTGTACGCGCGCTGTTGGGCCGCACTGCCCATGACAATGTAATCAAGCAACCACAGGTTAACACCGCGGTTAGACAGGTTGATCAGGATGTACCACAGCGCCTGACGGGCCGCGTTGATGTACTCCGGTGTCAACTCCTCAGACAGTTTGCCAGCTTCTTTGTAGGCAAACGAGATCATCTGGTCAACCGAGATAGTGGTTTGACCAGTTGTGTTAGAGGTGTTGTCGTAGTTGCTTGCCATTATTTTTTCTTAATGCGCTCTGGAAGTTTTTTCTGAGCGGGGCCTGCTTTCACAAACTCTTTGCCAACAGACTGTTTGATGCCTACCTTTTTGGCAAACTCGGGGGAGTGAGCCACCCCCTGCATCAAACGTTCCTGTGACTTAGACTTGATGGGCATTTAGCACATACCGCCTTTGTTGTACTTCTCAGCGACCTTCTTAGGGCTTTTGGCGTTAGGTTGTTTGTCGTCGCTCTTAACGCCGATCAAACCGCCGGCCTTGTACGTGCGCACAGTGCCCTTCATCTTGGCACGGCCGCCTTTTTTCAGCTTAGACAGGTCGGTCTTCTCACCACCGTGGGCCTGCTCTTCGTGCATCTTGAACGCCTTCTTAACGACCTTCTTGTCTTGGGCCATGTCGGAGGCCTCAGACTCGTAGTCTTTCTTGGAGTGGTCGATGCGTGGTTTGTAAGTAGAAGCCATGTTATTTCCTTTTTGTCTTTGCAGAGTCTTTAAACGCCTGCGCTGTTGGGGCACCCTTGGTGCCGGGTTTTCTCATTGTCTCTACAGGACGACCTTCAGCTTTTTGCTTTTTGATACGTTCCTGTTTTGCGTGAATGTTGGCGTAGAGTCCGGGCTTCATGTCAGCAGTTCCAACTCTTGAGTGACGCTTTAGCGCGTTCTGCAGGGCCTTTAGCCTTTGCTACCACGCCTTCCATCCTTGCACAAAAACTTGCTTTACGACCCGCGTCTGCCTTGGTCTTAGGGTTTGGCGCAGGAGGCTTCAAGTTTGAATTATTCTTGGCGTTGTACTCGGCACGACCTTTAGCCGTCATTCCCGCGCCCTTTTCGGTGGGGTTGTACGTCTTGTCTTTTCCCGTGGTTTTACGGGCAATTGGTTTGTCGTGTGCTCGTGCCATAGTCTTACGCTCCTATAGATAATTACCCATAAAAAAGGGCCATTATGCCCTTAAAGTAAAGAGCATTCGGCCGTTCTTCTTTTGAGCAAACCGGGCAAAACCTTGCCCCCGCCCTTGGTCCAGAGCATGAGTTGCTCTTTGGCACCCTCCCAGTCACCCGCGTTGATTTTGCGCTTGAGTGTAGAGGTCTGCAGTCTGCCAACGCCAAGGTTGTAGCAGAAGTCCACGATGGCGTTGAGCTTGCCTATGTCGCCTTTAGCGGCCAACACCAACAGGCCGGGACACTGCCTGATAACCCCGGGCGCGTAGGTGTGTAGGAGTTCTGTCATCAAGAGCGCCCTAGCTGTGGGTTCGTCCATTGGAGGGTCTTCTAGCGTCACCTTGCGGCCGTCTGCGTAGTATGTAGACCCATACCCAATGGTTGCCACGTTGGCGGGGCACAGGTACGGTTTGGCCCTGTACCCCTCAAACCGGCGGCATAGTTCTGCGGCCAGTTCTAGGTTCATAATCCGCGCTTAGACAGTGTACGGTCGAGGAACCAGTAGTTAATGGTGCCTGACAGCAGTGCAGAGAAGTCTGGTGTCATCATGGTGCGGAATACCTCGGTGGCCAATGCACCACCAAGCCACGCGTTGTACGCAAACCATACGTGGATGAACGACCACACAAACAGCACCCAGTAGGTCACCACGGGGCGCACAGAGGCTGACAGGCTGGCCACCCAGCCGCCTGCGGCCTTGACCATCTCGGCTTGCTGTGTGATGGCGTTGTTGAACGCGTCCATCACACCAACGTCCACAGCGGCTTCTCGGACTGCGCCAATCTCTGCTAACTTCTGTTGGCCACGTTGTGCCTCCAAGTCGCACTGGAACTTGAACATGTTGAGTTCATGCTCACGCTCGTTCTTCTTGTCCATCCACTTGAGCACTTCTGGTGCCAAACGGAAGATACCGCCGAAAATGGAGCCTAGCAGGCCGCCGCTTAAAATCTCTAACATGTTTACTCCTTACAACTCGGTTTCTTTTCTTCGGGAGAGGCATACGTTGGGAATTGATGACACCAGTTGTAGTGTTCGCC